GTTCATTCAGTAAGGCAAAACAATCTGATACTGGTGATATTGATGTTAACAAATTGGCTTCGTACCGCTTCGATGACAATATCTTCCGTAAAATCATGCAAGTACCAAAAGGTAAATCTCATGGTTTGATTCTGTTGCTTGACTATTCTGGTTCTATGTCAGATAACATGGCAGGTTCTATTGAACAAATTTTGGTTCTTTCCATGTTCTGCCGTAAAGTAAACATTCCATTCCATGTGTATGCATTCAGTAATGATTCTTCCATATGGGCAATTGATAACCCCAAGACTCCTGCTGCACCACTTAACCTTCTTGGAAATCCTATGGAGTCTCGTCAATGTTTTATGTACCAATCTGGTGAATTAAGGTTTGATACTGTTACATTGCGTGAATACTTAAATTCTAAAATGACAAATGCTGAATTTACCAAAGCATTGCGTAACATGATATTGTTAAAGAAGTCTTATGAAGGCAATCGTTATGTCCGTCCAATTGAAAGACCACATTCTGAAAGACTGTCGAACACTCCTTTGACCGAAGCTTTGGTTGCAACACAAGCAATTATGAAAAACTTCAAACGCTCAAACAATTTGGATATTACAAACTTGGTAATTATCCATGATGGTGATGCTGATTGTACTAATTGTTTGGCTAATAATGAAGGCGGTTATACGTACTTTCATCCAACATATGAGAATGTTATCCTTCAAGATAACAAATACAAACATCAGAAACAAGTTAAGGCTAACACCTTAGGTAATGAAATGTTTGTTTCGGTTGCTGAATGGTTTACCGCTACAACCAACTCTAAGATTTTTGGTTTCTTTATTGTTCCTACTCATCGTTCAAAAGGTATCATTAGACATTACTACCATAATGAAAATAGATTACCACTATACACTAAGCGTTCTGATGCTAACATAGATGCTGAGTTGATTAAACAACTGAAGCGTAAATTGGATACTCAGAAGTTTTTACATTCATTCAATCCTGGTTATGATTCATTCTTCCTAATTTCTGGTGGAAATGATTTGATGGCCAATGATGGTGAAATTGAGGTTGATGGTAAACTTACATCATCTAAGCTCAAGAATGCTTTTATGAAATTCAATAAAAGCAAACAGATTAACCGAGTGTTAGTCTCCAAGTTCATTCAGGGCATTGCTGCCTGAGTGTTGTATTAATACAACAGAGTGGTTGACAAAACCTCCTGTTGTGTTATAATATACCCTATATTATGAAAGATTTATTATGACAGCTCGTACTGAAATCCGTGAAAAGTTTATGTCCACTCTGCAAGGCCTTGGCAAAGCTGAAGTGACCAAAGCAGAAATCAAATCCATTTGTGCAAGTCTAGGCATTTCTGGTGCTCAATGGTTTACCAAAGATGAATCGAACCGTGTTGGTCGTGGTAAATACCTTGTACCTAACCCTGCATTAATCTCAATGCAAGCCAATGTTGTGCCTATGAAAAAACCTGTTGAACAATCAAAGAATAAAATTGTCAATGTCATTACAGACCTTGACACAGCGAATTTAATTCCAACACCATATCGTAATTATGTCCCATTTGGTGACTTTGATGATATCGTTTCAATCGTAAAATCAAATCGATTCTTTCCTGTATTCATTACTGGTCATTCTGGTAATGGTAAAACAATGTCTATTGAACAGGCTTGTGCAAAGGCTCGCCGTAAATTCATTTGCGTATCAATGACACCTGAAACTGATGAGGGTGATTTGCTTGGTAACTATGTGCTGATTGACGGCAATATGGAATGGCGTGATGGTCCTGTAACAACAGCTGCTCGTCAAGGCGCTGTGTTATGTATTGATGAAATTGATTATGGTGCTCAGAACCTTTCCTCATTGCAACGTGTACTTGAAGGCAAACCTTTTATGTTGAAAAAGAAAGGTGAATTGATTACACCTGCTGAAGGTTTCACCGTATTTGCTACTGCAAATACTAAAGGTAAAGGTTCAGATGATGGTCGTTACATGTTCACCAATGTTTTGAACGAAGCATTCCTTGAGCGTTTCCCTAACACATACGAACAACAATGGCCACCAACTAATGTTGAAAAGAAAATCATTAAGAAAGAATTGGCTTCTGTTGGTCGTGATGATGAAGATTTTGCCGACAAACTGGTAATGTGGGCAGATACCATTCGTAAAACATTCTTGGATGGTGGTTGTGATGAAGTGATTTCCACTCGCCGTTTGGTACACATTGTGAATACCTTTGGTATTCATGGTAATAAAATCAAGGCAATCAATCTTTGTTTGAACCGCTTTGATGATGATACAAAGGCAAGCTTCGTTGATTTGTATACCAAGATTGATGCAGGTATTAATCCTGATGCCATCATTACACATGTGGTTGAAGATACCCCTGTTTCCGATGCGGACCATTAATGAATAAATGCGGCAGAGAATATTCTTTGCCGTAAAAAGTGTTGACACACTCACTTAAACGTGTTATAATACATCATAATTTGAGAGAATGAATCTCCTCTTGAATATTTTATCGTTAATAGAGATTCGTGTTTATTATGGAGACTAATATGTCCGCTAAATCTAAAGTCCTTGCCTATCTTTCCAAGACTGGTTCTTACAACACATTGACAGCTGCTAAGATGCAATCTGTTTTTGGTGTTTCAAATCCTTCAGCAACAATCAATGAGTTGCGTAACGAAGGTTATTCAATCTATTTGAATACACGCACGACTCAAAGTGGTGGGAAAGTTTCTTTCTACCGTTTGGGCACACCAACTAAGCGTGTTGTTGCCGCAGGCATTGCTGCAATCCGTTCACAAGGACAACGTGCTTTTGCCTAATATTTCTTAGGAAACCGCATGAGGGAGTGATACATATAGGTGTCACTCCCTCTTTTTATTTTATGGAAACCTTATGGAAATTGAAGTTAAAATTGATGAATTGAAAAAGCACAAAGTCTTTATCGCCACACCAATGTATGGCGGCATGGCTCACGGTCTTTATATCAAATCAAGTCTGGACTTACAGACGACCTTTGCAAAATACGGAATTGAAACTAAGTTTTCTTTCCTGTTTAACGAATCACTTATTACCCGAGCACGAAACTACCTTGTAGATGAATTTCTCCGCTCAGGTTACACACACTTGTTGTTCATTGATTCGGATATTCACTACAACCCGCAAGATGTACTTGCGCTACTAGCCCTTGATAAAGATGTTATCGGTGGGCCATATCCTAAAAAATCTATCAACTGGCCTAATGTTGCAGCCGCAGCAAGAAACCATCCAGACATGGAACCCCGTGAACTGGAAGGTCTTGTTGGTGAATACGTTTTCAACGTAGTAAAAGGCACCTCACAATTCCAAGTTACTGAACCTCTTGAGGTTATGGAAATTGGTACAGGTTATATGATGGTCAAACGTGAAGTGTTTGAGAAAATGGAAGTTCAATATCCATCTATCAAGTACAAACCAGACCACGTTGGTCAAGCCAACTTTGATGGTACACGATACATTCACGCTTACTTTGATACAGTAATTGACACCAAAGATTCTATCACAGGTGGTGGTTCTGAAAGATATTTGTCAGAAGATTATATGTTCTGCCAAATGTGGCGTAAGATGGGTGGCCAAATCTACTTGTGTCCTTGGATGAAAACACAACATATTGGTACATACGCCTTTAGTGGTAATATGCCTGCTGTTGCACAGTACACAGGAAAACTATAATGGCCAGGTTTGAAGAAGATGATGTAAAAGCTTCTCAAACCGCCACTACTGGTGGCCGCAAATTTGATGGTAACAAACTTGAATTTGGTTTGTTGCCACCAAAAGCGTTAGAAGCTACTGTTGATGTTCTTACTTTTGGCGCTCAGAAGTATGAACGGGATAATTGGAAAAGAGTACCTGATTCAAAACGCAGGTACTTTGATGCGCTACAGAGACATATGTGGGCATGGAAAAGTGGTGAAATCCTAGACCCTGAGTCTGGCAAACATCACCTTGCTCACGCTATGTGTTGCCTCATGTTTCTCTATGAACATGATACAATCTATTCTGTGAATGATTAATTTTTTTGGAGTATATTATGAAACTATC